TGACGGCCCCAGACGCCCAGCCATCGTTCCGAACCATATCCCGCGCCCGGGACACGATCCGATCGCGATACATGTTAAGTTCGGCATCTGGGCTAAGCAGCATCGGCTGCCAAGCAGCCATGTGCTGACCGTAAAGATCCGCAGCATCGTAGGGCGGTCCGCCGAACCTGTCGTTGCCGCCAGATAGCGCGCGAGGCCCTCTGCCGCGTGTCTTCGCCGGCATCGGCCGCGGTTGCATAGGCAAGCCGTCAGGCCCTAGGAAAGTGACCTTCGGCGGGCGCTCGGTCATTACGTTCCCCAAACGTCGCCGCCGTCGTCAAGGGTCCCGGCGTTAGCCCCGGCGGCCCGCTCGGCGACATTCGTCGGAGCGGCTGTGCCGCCGCTATATCCAAGCGCCGTCAACATTGCGGTAGCCGTGAGCTGGCCAGACGGGCAGACTTTGACAACACCGTTAAGATTCGGGATCGACGAATGGAAGATCGTGTAGAGCTTTCCCGGCACTGTCGTCGCCCCACCCGCAATCACGGTCTCACCGGGGACGCCCTTGGTTACAACGGTTGCTCCTTTAATCGCCATCAGTGTTCCCTTTCAAGATCGAGCAGCGCTGCGTCGCGCAACACTTTCAAGACATGACAATGCATTTGAAGTTCGACCTTCAGCAGCCGCACCTGAAAGTCATATTTCTTGAGAACAACATCAACCGACAACTGATAGTTGGTTTCGATCTCGTGCCGTTTGCGCTCGACTTTGATATCGGCGACGGCGCCCATCGCGGCAACCCTATCGATAGTATGGCCGGAGCGCCCGACGGCCCGCCGCGCGATTCCCGAGTTGCCGCTGCAGCATGTTGATGTACTCGGCCAGCTTCCCTTCCTGCCCAGGAAGGTACGTCACGCTCTTGCCTTCATAGGCCACCGAGACCGTGAACCCGCCGATCATAAGTTGGGCATAGGCGTTCTGAGCCGCGATAAGATCGGCCTGCAATTGCGCTTGCGAGCGGCCATACAAGATTGTGCCGGCCGGATTGAACCGCATTCGGTTTCTCCTTCTTCGGCCTTGGCCTTACAACGATGCGAGCTTTGACCGCGCTAACCCAGGTCCTGACGGCCCCGCAGATTTTGCACGGCGGCTTCATGCTTCTTCCATCGCCAGATCGCGGACCGATTCAAGTTCAGCGATGAAATCGGGTGCCGACATGTTTATCGCGCTTGTCTGTTTCCAATGGCCATCCAGCAGCCATAGCGCGACCACCCAGTGCGGGAGCTCGATGGTGCGATGGCCGACGAAGGCGCGGCGCACGGTAACTATGGCGCGCGTCTGATTTGGATAAACAGCGGCTCGCATGGCCTCGCTGACCGCTATCAGGGTCAACTCTATCTCCGCGGCCTTCGTCATTTAGCTGCTTTCTTCTTCTTCGTTTTTGTGCTGACTTTTTTGGTCGCCTTGTCCTTCTTCGGACGGTTTCCGCTTTTCGCCATCGGTGGGCTCCATAGCATTGTGAATTTTTAGAAGGTTCGCTTTGACGATCTCCATGACCTCCGGCGTGAGGTGACGCCAGGGATCGCGGGTTACGCCGCGTGTTCTGCGGCTCATACCAATGTCGCGTGATAGCCGGTGCCGCGAGAGTGATATCTCTGCGGAGCAGGCGCGGACGGCGCGTATTGTGATGGGGGCGCCTGGTATACGGGGCCCGGTACCTGATAGACCGGAGTTGGTGCGGCCGGCGGTTGCCGCATGGCGACGAAGATAGACAATACAAGACTGAGCGCTGCGACGACGCCAACTGCAGCCGATACCAGAATCTGAGTGCTGCTATGCCCAGACTGTTCCCTCAACATTGCCATACCAGCCGCGCGCACTTGTGCTGCTGTCGCTTCCCCAGACCCAGCGGTTTCGCCAGCAGTCATAGCGGCGTTAGCCTGCATCGTCGTCATTGTTCCGGTTAGCTTTGCCATGCCCTCGGCATTCATTGCCTGCATCTTGGCCAAAGTCTCTGATGTCTGTGTGGATAGCGAGATAATACCTGACGACATGCGCGCCATGGCGCTTTCCATTGCCGGATCGGCAACGCTCGACCTCCCTGCGGCTGTGAATGCCTGTGCCTCAAGCTTGCTGACGCGAGTGTCAAAGGTCGCCTGGATCTGGACGAGCTGGGTAGAGACAAGCGTCGAAGTCGTTCGAACGGACTCAGCAAGCATGTCTCGGATGGTGTTCTGGAATTCCTGCCGCGTCTGCGCGAGTTGATCAATGCGCCGCGTCTCCGCATTGACTATCGCGGTGTTATATTTATCTCCCGCCTCGCGAGCAAAGTTTTGATACTTCTCAGTTGCCTCTCTAGCGAAGTTGTGGAACTTGTCAGCCGACCCTAACTGCGCATCAAAGAACCGTTGATTTTCTTTGCGCAGCGCGTCGTCGGATTCCCCCTTGGCCTTAACCAAGTCCGCGACATTCTTCGAAGGGTCGTAGGCTTGTCCTCCGCTCGCATCGATGGCCATACCTGGCTGCCCAGGAATAGATTGCCTATCTTCCACAACATCATCGACCATGATGCCACCATTATTTACAATCGTTTTTCCAGTTCTTGTCGCCTAGCTTGCACGGCTTGTTTTTCTCATGGCGCCTTGGTGTGCTCGTGTCGGGCCATGCCCTGTCGCCAATCCCAACCCAATCGTGTCCGTAAGCGCAGATGCGGTGAAAGTCGCAGACCCACATGTTGGCAGCGAGGACAAGGCCGATGATCAATGCCCAATTGTCGCCCGCATCGCGATCCGCTTGGCAATTTTCTTAACGTCCGCGATTGGGATGCAGATCACGTTCTTGCCTTTGAGATTGATTTCACCAACCTCTTTTAGACCGGCACCGTAAATCTCGTCGCGGATCATGTCCTTCAAGTCCGCGCGCATGACTCGGACTTGCGTATGGACTTTGGTTGGTTTCTTTTCCTTGGCCATCGCTATCTCAGACGCATACCTGACGTGACGCTGCCGCCCGCCACCATCGATAGCGCGGCGATGATGATCAAGATCAGGATGATCAGATACACCGCGTTCTTGACGTTCTGCGGGACAATCATCCCGAACTGACTCAGCGCAAGGAAGGCGAGCCAGACCACGCCAAGGATAACGATGATGCCGATGAGTAACCACAGGATTTGAATTGCGAGCGGGATGAGAGCCACAGAAAAATCTCCTATCTAGGAAGCAAGCTAGCGATCGAGCGCCGCGGTTTTGGCGGCGCCGGAAAAGGTGACGGCGACGATAGCAATGCGGGTCTAGCCGCTTGACCCGCATGAACCACCTGATGCGTTTGGTGCGGCGTAAGCATCCCGGCGGTACGCCCGAAGCTCTGATAAGCAGCGAGCGCGTACACCATCGTGTCGAGCGCTTCGTTGCGCCTTCCTTCCGGGAGGAACCACCGGCGGAAGGGACGCCCCTCTTTGTCGTGCATGGTTTTGATGTACTCCGACGTCAGCTGGGAAAAATAGTCCTCGTCGAAAATACCCCCGACGGGAAAATGGATGTAGCCAATCCCAGGTTTCTGAATACGAAGGCGGCCGTAAATTGCATCCTTGGCGGTGTCGACGCCCAACAAAAAGATTGTGTCTTTGAGTTTCGTAGAGCTGGCCCGCTTGGGCCAGATGGGCCGAGGTCCGCCGACTCCTTTGATCGGGTAAATGTTGCGGCCTCGACGCTGCTTGCAAAACTGGATGGCGGCGTTGGCATGATGGCCTCCGGTGTCGACACAGGCCGCTCGGATGCGGACCTCGCGGCCGGCGTCGGTGTGAAACCTTGCTAGAAGAAATTTATCGAGTTCGATCCAGACTGTTTGCTGCGCCGGGTCGCCGTAGAAGATCTGATAATCCACCACCCAACTTTCGTCACGGTCTCCCCAGCCTATAATCTGCACCTCGATGCGGTTGTCCTGAAGGTCGATGCCGGCGGTCAACGCGCGGATCGCGTCTGGGATGTTCTCGTTCCCGTAATTCTCGGCCCTAGCAAGAAGCGAACTTCCCTCAAGCCTTTCTCTGCGGTCTTCCCATGGCTCGCCAAGGGTCGTGTTGATGAACGTCTGATAGTCGCGTGGATTATCCTTCTTGAGGAGATGTTCGTTGACGATCTCTGACCAACATGCATTTGGATGCAGGCTGTAGGCCGACCAGATATGAAAACCGGCATGCCCAGCAAAAGGCTTCGACGCTATCCATTCTCCGTTCTCGATCATCCAAGGCTTATGGTGTTCCTCGATGATGCACCCAGATGCTTCACAAACAAAATGTGCCGTCTCTGGTTTGTGATGGCCAATCCATTTTGGACGGTCTGGATCCTGTTTCTCGTCCTTGTCCCATCGTAGGTTCGGCCATTTCAAAACTTGCTTCTCGCCACAATGCGGGCATGGAACGTGGTAGCGACGTTGGTCGCTTTCGTTGAAGGCCTTCTCGATGCGGCTCGCTTCATGGATTTTCGGCGTCGACCCTTGGATGATCTTGCGGTTCCAATACGTTTCCGTCCTCTTGATTCCTAGCGCGATCTGGTCGCCTTCCTTGCCGACGCCCTCGGTCGGGTAGGAATCGATCTCGTCAAACGCCACGACGCGGACGGTGATGCGGCGAAAGCCCTCGGCGGAGTTTGCCCCAATGAAGGTGATCGAGGCACCGTTTTTGAAGGTCCGTTTCGAAAGTCTTTGGTCCGGATCCTTGCCCTTGAAGTCGCCAACGAGATCCCGGAGAACCGGCGTATCCTTGACCATCGGTAGGATTTCGGTGCGGCTGTAATCGTCGGCGTCCCCCTCACGAGGCTGAACGACAAGGATCGGTGCCGGGTCGTGATGTAGGAAATACGCGATGATGTTGTCCAAGCACCGCGTGTAGCCGATACGGGCGGATTTCATCACCGAGATCAGTTTGACCGATGGATCCGTGACGGCATCCATCAGCCCGTTTTGGTAGCCATAGGCTTCGAACTTGCCCGGCGATGCGTTGCCCTCGACCGGGATGTAGGCGTACTTGGCAGCCCACTCGGATAGCGATAGCCGCGGCGGAATTGTGAGCCCGATAGCCTTGTTGTGCTCAACCAGATCCATTGGGCTTACGCAGCTTAGAGGAAGCTTCCCGCGAGAGAGCTGTCAATGCTTTGACGAATTCCTTGTGAAGCAAATCCTCGACCTCGACAGCCGTCTTCATAACCGCAACCCTCGGTGCAACCTTCGATGGTATTTGCAAAATCTTCTGGGCCGTCACCGCGTAGTCGCTGCGCACAGCGGCCCCGACCTCAGCCGCCGATACAAGCTCACCGCGCGTCTTGGCATTCTTCAGATCGTAATATTCGGCCTGCGCGGCCTTCAGCCTCGCGCTCTCCCCCGGAAGAGTGGCGATCCCGGCGGCAGCCTCTCGAAGGTGGGTCACGTAATTTTGGATCGACTTTTCCAAGAAATATTTGCCCGGGGCCGAGCGAACCATGACCC